GTGGTACGGCAAGTAGTTCTCGTTGCAGTCGAGGATGGACATCAAGGACTCCTTGATCATCCCGTCGATGCAGAACATCTTCATCAACTTCACCCTCATGAGGTCGAACATGACGTTGAGCGACGTGATCATCATCCCGTTCCTGAAGGCCCTGGCCATGTTCGAGATCGTGTCGATCACGGCCTGGGCGGGGGAGGTCATGTCGACGATCTCCGCCGCGGTGAAGACGTCCTTGATCACCGCCATCAAGGCCCTCTTCCCGGTCGTGAAGTAGGAGTTGAACTCGTTGATGATGACCTGCAAGGCCGACTTCTTCCAGTTGATGTGGATGTCCATCATCCTCCCGATGGTGGAGAAGACCGTCATGATGACGGTCACCGTGCTGGCCAACACCTCCTTCTTGACGAAGGAGATGGACATGAACTTCGTGAGGTCGTCCGAGCTCAACAAGGTCTTGGAGCAGATCTCCACGGCCATGTTCTTGGTCAGGTCCTGGATCAACCTGTCGACCAAGTCGTCCTTGGCGGCCGCGAAGAGGGACGAGAACTTGTGCAACATCCCCTGCCCCATGGACGAGATGATGATGACCATCCAGTTGTTCTTGGCCGACATGTTCCTCAACCACTCGAGGTCCTCGTTCGACTCGATCTGGTTCGCCGGCTTCTTCTCCCACTTCTCCTTCAACTTGGAGGGGATGTAGACCTTCTTGGCGAAGAACGCCCTCAGCATGGTCACCATCTCCATCTTGACCTCCTCCTCGATGGGCAACATCATCAGGAAGTAGATGAAGGAGGTCATCAAGAACGACTGGGACCACTTCGACGCGTCCGTGTTCAAGGCCACCAGCAAGGTCATCTTCTTCTTCAAGGCCTCCTTCATGTTGTCCCTGTACTCCACGGCCACGTTGGACTGGATCGACTCCTTGATCTCCCCCTTGGAGATCATCTCCTTCTCGTGCATGTCGCACATCGCCAGCGAGATGTTCTCGAAGAACTTGACGTGGATCCTCGTGAGGTAGGCCTGGATCATGATCTCCCTCTCCGACCCGATCTGGTCCTTGGGGAACATGCTGAAGATCGCCTCGATGATGTCCTCGCAGGAGATGTTCGCCATCAACGACGAGGTCCCCAACATCTTGTTCCTCTCGTTCAAGGTCAAGAAGGACATCCTCGTCGTCGTGAACTCGGTGGTCAGCATCCCGTCCTCCAAGTCGGGGGTGGAGTACAAGGAGGAGGTGGTCATCTCCGCG